CTTCTGTTCTAATAATATAATCTTTTTTATCTACTCTAACATTAGATTTTGCAAATATTCTTTTAACTAATTCATCTACTCGTGGATTAGTTAAAAAGTCAGTAGAATTGAATATTGGTATGCCATTAACTTGTAAATTTTGCTGTTCTAATATTTTTACAATTGCACTATATTTATTTGAATTACTAAATATATTTTTAGTTGATGTAGCTGCTTTTTTTATTTTTTGAAAAAGATCATTATTTTGATTTGCATCTCTTGCATCTGGATTAGCTTGCTCTATTAAGTCGGATATTTCAACTATCTGTCCGTTACTTTCATTAGATAAGAATGCGAAAGAATCTCCAGTGCCATGAGTTGAACTATTACTAAGTATAAAATGAATAGCGCTATCATCTGTATTGTAAGATAAAATTGCACAATCAAGTCTTATTTGATCTTCTATTAATTCTATTCTTGTTCTTAAAGCATTTAATTTGCTTTTAAATAGATCATCCAAAAATTGTGGAAATACTTGTATATTAAGTGTTTGTTTTAAATACATCATTTTATAAAACACAGAACTTGGCATTCTATTATATTGTGGAGAGCGACATCTGATGTGGCCCTGTGAATCACAAAATACCTCTAAATTGAGTAAGTTTGCGGTGTTTTGTATTTTTTGTCGTACTGAAGTAAATTCATTATTGTATAATGATAAAGCTCCACCTAAAGTTTGTTCATAGGCCAATATATCTAAATCTTTATCATAAGAGTCATCAACAATAAATAAATTTTTATCTTCATTAGCTCTAACATTATATGACATTCTACGTGTCAAAAAATTAAGCTGTCTTCTTAATAATCGCCTACTAGCACTAATAGATTTTTTGGACTTGCCAGAATCTATAAATTTATTATCATCAAAAGATGTGTCATCACCTACTTGCTGTGTGAAATCATTATCAGCATCATTAATATCTTTTATATTGCTTCTTATTTCTGAAGCTAAAGACTCTGCTTGAGATTTAACCTTGATAAAATCAGGATTTTGATATTTGCTTTTTTGTGAAAAAGCATTTGCTGCGCCTTGCTGTATTGCTATAATGGTTAAATCTTGTAGCTTCTTTATTTGAGAATTTAAAATTTGATTTTTACCAAGAATATTTGCTGTCTTATTAATTGAATTGATATATGAAGCTTCATCTACAACTAGATTTTTAAATGGAATAAAATTGCCCCATAATGTATTACTTTTAACTAAATCAGTTCTTAGTGATTGAAGAAAAGAGTGGGCTGCATTTTGTTTACTTTGTGGGTCTAAGGATGAATCTCCAAAAGTAACAGCAGCTTTATAATAGGTTGCAAAATTATAAGGAATACCAGTAATTAGTAATGATAAAACATTCATTACATCTTGGCCAGCAAATGGCTCTTTAGCTATATTTTGGCTACCTACGTTAATTGGATCATTCATTGATAAATTGCTACCAAATTGAGTGAAAACTCCAATACCCTCTTTCCATTTATATACTAAACCATCAGGAGCATAAAAAACTTTAGTAATTCTACCAGTAACTGGATCAAAATTTCTATCTTGAATTATGTTTTCTTCATTAACATGTTGTCCAGCAAATCTTCCAAGTTTATATTTAACAAGGGATGCCCCTTTTGGTGAGGAGGAACTTCCTTGGCTCGTTCCTAACAAAACTTGATTCTCTTTCAATAATTTAGGTATAGTGTCATTAGAATTACTATTGATACTATCGAAATTACTTTCAAAAGGTGTGAGTGGATCGAAGAAGGCTCCATTAAATGTATCTGCACCAGGTTTGAAATTTATTTTACCTTGATCAAAATAAGCTGTATTATCAGTACCATTAATATTAAGAGTAAATTTTCCATCAGCCCAATTATCATTCGCGCCCTGTACAACACCTGCAAAAACGTGAGTGCCTTCATTTTCAGATACAAATTGATTACGAACTAATGTCCACAAAAAATTAGGAAAATCTGGACCAACAAAAGCAGACTTTTCAATTTGTAAAGGTACATTTCCACTTGGATTAAAAGCGCCAGCAGCATTTGCAAGATTTGTAAGTGTATTGTTTAAATTCTGTAACATACCTAAACCAGTAAACATATTAGGTAAACCAGAAAGTAATTTAGTATCATATCTACTTTTAGAATTAATGTAAATATGAACACTGTCCATCGGTTGAATAATAGGTTGTCCAGAAAAATTGAATCTTAATTTTCTTCTAGTATAATTAGTGTTTTCATTAGAGGTTTGAAAAGCATTTTTAGAATTAGCCTCTAAACTTATTTTGCTGAAAATTGTGCTAATTAATCTATTGAATATAGACAATTCAGAATCAGGACCAGTATGGGTTGCAGACCCAACTGGAGAGAATGGTATATTATTAAAAACTTGATTTTGTGTATCTAGCCCATCATTACCAGCAGCCGATCCGCCTCTTAAATATTCTGGAGCAACTGTTGTGCCATGACCAAAAGCTCCACCTGTAAAAATAGATGCAGCAGAAGAACTATCATAAGTAAATGGTAGCTCGATACCAAGCCTATCTAATATTGCTGTAACTCGTTTACCCAATAAAGTACTAGGATCAACTTTAAATGATATTGGGCTAGCATTACGAAGTGAACGAATATGATTTAATCTAGCCTGTAAATCACTAATAAGTGTTGCAGAATTTTGTTGAGCAAATTGAAAAATCTTATGATTATAAAACATATTAGTAGCATCACTAATTGCTTTTTCAATATCAAATTCTGTAATTATAGTAACTTCATATGGATCCATTATAGTTAATGAAAAATTGCCAGGACTACCTAATTCAGTACTAGTCATTGTGCTTAAATTAGTAAAATTAGTAATTTCAATTACACCTGTTCCTTGTCCTAATTGAGCTTGAAACAAATTAGTAGAATCAGTAATCCAGCTAGTTGTTGGGCTAGTTGTATTGAATGCATAAATTTTACGTAAGGTATCTAATGTTTTAGTTAGGATTGCTGCATCACCTGTAAGCGCACCAGTTGGATTAAAACGAATTCCTGTATCTAAACCAGTATTGATGATATCGCCGAGAGTAAAAATTACTGGCATCAATTGATCTGGCACACTTCCAATAGCAGATGTAATTTTTTGTATTTTAGATATTTTTTCTAATGCAGCAATTTGTTTGCATTTATTCTGAAAAAGAATGCGCATTGCGCGGTAATATAATTTTTCATCAGAATCCATAAAATCTGGTCTAAAATTTTCACCAACAGAAGCAAACATCTTCTTTTTTATTAAAACAGTAGCATTAGGCTCTTGTAATAATACTTCAAATTGTTTAGGGTCAGTATTGTAAGGATCTTTTCTTAAGTATCCTTCTTCTACGTACCTTCTTTCAGAAGACTGATCAAAATGTTTAGAAAAATCTCCAAGAGACCCATATTTTTCAGTTTTACCTGTTTCGGGATCTATTGAATCTAAAGTATGATTCGTATTTTCTCCTAAAGAAAATTGACTACTAATTTGATTTGCTAATTCGCCTAAAAAACCCATAATACTTACTGTCCTTGTACATTCCCAGAGAATGAGTTAGCTGTACCATATTGGCTTGGACCATCTTTGGCACTTCGAGTGAATGGGAAGTAATTTGTTCTATAACCTCTTCTTTGAGTAGCTGTAAATGTCATTTGATATTCCATCAAAAAATTATCCGCCCTCTCATTAATCGTTATATTTTCAAAAAATCCACGGTATACCCATCCATTATAATACATCTCTACTGTAAATGCTAATTGAGCTAATGAAGGTATATTTTTAGCAGATAAGTTATTATTAGGAGAATCTAATCCAGTAATTCCTCCAAGTAATCCTGCAACACCTGCTTGAGTAGATGCACTGCCACCAAACAATGAATTGGTGATTCCAGAAGCTGCACTATTTATTAGATTATGGCTTAAGTCATTATTAAAATTATTAGCAGCTAAACTTAATCCAACTGAATCAAAAGCGTATTGTTCTGCTCTATACATTTCATATAAAACATTTATTCCTTCAATTCCAGCACTTCCGGTAGTACCACTGATATTTATAGTAGTTAAATCTTCTCCCCAATATTGTAAAGTAAATCCGCCTTTAGTTCTATCTTTGGATATCAATTTTTTGTGAGCATAACTTATAGCAGAAGGATTAACATACATTCTAACTATTCCAAATTGAGGAATAAACCATGTAATAATATTTCTTTTTAATTGTCCTGGTTTGTTACTTGGAACATTATTGTATGGTAATCCATTACCATCAGCAGAATAAGTTGCTGGTACTAAAAATCCATCGGCCTTAAAATTTCCTTGCTGGCTACTTGTTAATGGATTATTTTGGTTTAAAAAGTCTTGTGCTGAATTTGCAGCATCTAAAATTGGATTTGACATATAGTTCCTAGTTAACGTGCTGGAGTTATAGAGTGTGATTGACCATTTTCTTCATATACTTTTACTTCAACCTTAATTCTTCCAGTAGATCCTTCTTCAGATACAATTACTTCCCGTGGAGCCTTTGTAGTAGATGTAGTATTTGTATTA